TAGACACTAACTCTGCAAATTATGTTAATTTAACAAACAATAGTTTAACTTTTACTAGTGATTCAGGACCTGCTGATGGTGCTTCTTATGGTGCTGGTGGTTTTAATATCGGCGGTGGATTATTACTTGGTACAAATGCTGGAATTACTTTTCCAGACACCAGCGTTCAAACCACCGCCGGAATCCCCGAAGCCCCGATTGACGGAAATGCTTATGTACGAAAAAATGGTGCGTGGGTAAACATCAACGACCTTTAAATTTTAATTTTATAATTATGAAAGACGCAAAATCACTATTCCCCAAAGCCAACCAAACCGCACTTCTTTACGATAACGGAAAGGTGCTATTAAAACGAGACTACAAAGAAGACTCCGCAATCTATACCCGGTGGGATTCCTTCATTGGAACTGCCGAAGAAGTAAAATCCAAAATCAAGGAACTTGGTCTTAAAGATTTACCACCAGCACCAGAAATTCCTAAACCAATCGTTAAAAAATAATTTTATGTCATACATCATCACATTGGCCATTGGCCTATTAATCGGATTTATTGGTGGGGCCTTGGTTTGGCGAAATAATGCCACCAAGCTGACCGACAAGGAAATGGAAGGCAAACGATTGTTGGACGCGTTGAAAGGCCGCTAATGCGTTTGGTCATCATCACATTCCTCGGTGCATTACTTTTCACCGGGTGCATGTCCGTTGATAAAACCATTGCGGACAAAGTAACCAATGTGGCGGATGAATATTCATGGTTGGATGGTGATGATGATGTTTCCGGTGTGGTTGAGAAAATTGGTCAACAAAACGACACCAAGCTTTATACATACACCGGCATTGGTTTGTTTGTGGTTGGATCGGTATTGTTTGCCATTGGCATCACCCGCGGTGCGGGATTGAAATTGATTGGATGCGGTGCCGTTGCGGGTGCGATTCCATATTTAATCCAATTCACATATTTTTATTATATTGTTGCCGTAGCCGGGGCCATCGTCGCGGGGATGTTGGTTTGGCATTTGTGGTTTAAAATTAGAGAAAACGAAACCCATGCCGAAAAAGAAAAAATTTAAAGGCCCGATTATTAAAATCAGGAAATTAGGAAAAGAAAAGGCATGGGGTACCGCATGGACCGAAGGCCGTTATTCGTACATTAATTTGGACCCAAGGTTGGGGGCCTTACGATTTCTAGAAACGGCCGTACATGAACAGGCACATATTTCGTTGCCTGATTTCTCGGAACGGCAAATTGACCGATTAGGCAAAGACATTTCCAAAACATTGTGGCGATTAGGATTCCGCCGGGTATTGGCTGAACCACATTCCACCCCAACGCGAATTTCAAAATAATGGCAACCCCACCCGATCCAAATACAGGCAACAATGTTAATGCATTGTTAACGGATTCATTTTTGGCATCCATTTTGGGCGGAATGGCCATGACGGCACGAATATTGTTAAGCCATGAACCCATTTCGTTTTTCTGGATTGTCCGCCGGGTATTGGCCGCATCGATTGCCGCCATCCTATGTGGCCTTGCCGTTAAAGACCAAATCTCATCCGATTCATTACGATATTTTACAATCGGTGCGGTGGCATATTGTTCGCCCGAATGTTTTGATTTTTTGTTACGGTATATAAAGGCCCGCGGGGAAAAGGAAATTCAATCGGCCACCAAGTTAAATCCCAATGCCAAAAGTAAAACCAAAGCTCGCAAATCCGTCCGCGGATAACAATTTGATTTGGGCGGTGGTTGGGTTGTTGATTTGTTCCGCGATCACCGCGTTTGCCACATATGGCATTTGCACATATGTTTTGAATAGCTTTGCCGATTCGCATGCGATGGTTATGTTGATAACGGATGCGGGGGTGAAATCCGATGATGCCCAATTGGAGGGTAATTTAACGGCGGCCACCCAAGGGTTATTTGAATTGGCCCGGTTGGGGTTGGCCTTGGGTATTGGGTGTATTGGGGTTGGGGTGGCGGTGTTGGTACGCATTTACCGTAAACCCGCCTTGTAAGGCAAATGGGATGGGTTTAAAGGGGTGTTGGCGGTGCGGTGGTTGGGCGGGTATGAATACCCCAAATTGGGGTGTATAAATCAATTTAATCAATATTGTTGACGGATGGGTGATTGGGGGTGTATAAATGGCATATCAAATAACCACCATGAATACCACAATCAAAATGTTAGTTAAAGAACGCACCATCAAACGCGACAAGCTGATTTACTTGTTACAAGGCATTGAATCATATGAACGCATCCGCCGTAAATTACATGATCAAAAAAATGCGGTTGATGCGAATATGTTTTCCATCCGCGAGCGATTAGAAGGAATTACATTTTACATCGCAAAATCCAAAGCGGAAATTTCTAAATTAAAATCCGAATTACCTAAAACCGATTTTTTCAAAGTAGATTCCAAATCGGAATACAAATCGGGTTTAACATCCCGTGATTTTGCTGGCATATAATTTCACCCAACCCAAAAAACCACATGCAATATTACAACACACAAACATTACCACCGCGTTGGTGGTTAACCCCATGGTACCATGTTAAACATTTGTACCGGATTGTTCAGGCCCAACAACAAACCATTAAAGTAATGGAATATAAATTTGCCGTTTCCAAAGCTGATTTATCCGCCGCCAAAAACATTAACAACGAATTGTTCTTGGAATTGATTGAATCAAAAAACAAACAAAGCCAATAACATGATTATATCCGCATCCATGATTGATCGGTTAAGTTGGGAAAATTACGCGTTTAATCTGTTGGTAAATGAAATTGAAAACGGCAATTTAAAGGATGGTTATTCCTATGAAAAAAACGATGGTTCCATTGTTATGTATGACATTAAGGCCATCGGCGATTCATTCAATGTTGCCATCCGTTGTTACCACCCGGACCGCGGTTGGTTAACTATTGATTTCACCCACAAAAATTAATGCCATGAGAACAAGACCAAATATTTATTACAATTTAAACCGTACAAGACGCGTTTGGTATAATTCGCATATCAAATCATGGACATTACAACACATGGATGACGGCGATTGCCAAATCGGACCAGCGGAATATTGTTATTCCAGAAAAACCGCAATGGTTTGGTTATTTGATATGAATTAATGCCATGAAATACCATCACAAAAATATTCCATCCGTTGAAATGTTACTGTGGAATATCCGGTTCATCAATGATCGCATCGAACAAGGTGACATCGTTTCCGCCAAACATGCGGTACCGATTGTTTTAAAAATGGTTCACAAAATGTCCGCCACCGCCAAGGATGAAGGGGCAACCGATTTGTGGTTATCCCCGTTTGTAGCTGGTGGGGGTTGGGTTGGCATTATTGTATCGTACACCATCAATGGTGAGAAATTGGAATATTCAATTACACCCCGCCGTATTGGTTATGCGTAATTTTACTTTAATAACCGCCGCGGTGCTATTGGCCGGGTACGCATATGCGGTTGATGATGCCAATTTGCTAAATGCCATTGGTGATGTCGAAACGGGTTCCCACCAAAATTCGCGTTTGGCGGTTGGGGATTTAGGCAAAGCTCGTGGACGGTACCAACAACACCGGGGTAGTTTTATCGATGGTTGCACCCAATTAATGCGTGAAGGTAAATCCGCCTATTCATTTGACCAATGGAAATCCCCTATGGTTCAGGATGATGTGGCCTTGGCATACATCCGTTGGATTCGTGATCGGATGGCCAACGCGGGATTACCGCACCCCACCGCCGAACAAATTGCATTGTGTTGGAATTATGGATTCAGTAAATCCAAAGCTATTAAATTTGATATCACCAAGGCCCCAACGGATGCCCGCGATTATGCAACCCGCGTTGGTAATTTAATCCGGGCAACAAAAACAATATGAACAACGAAAACGAATTATTTAAAAATGCGATTAAACAATTAATCGAACGGGAAGAAAAAAAGACCAAAATTATTAAGGTTATTTTTTGGACTATTTTTGTTTCAGTCGAAACATTTTTAATCATTATACATTTTAAACATTAAAAACACCATGAACAACGAATGGCAACCCATTGAGACTGCACCGAAAGACGGAACACACATCATCGGCTTGTTCAATGATTGGTTGGGTGACTGTGTTTCTGTTACTTGGTATAATAAAAAATCTTATTCAAAAAAATACGGAAAAACTACATTCAAAAAAGTAAAAGGTTGGCAAAATGCATTAAACGAAGATAAACCAACCCATTGGATTCCATTACCCAAATTACCATTACAATGACACCCGACCAATTCACATTGGTTGCCATTGATCCCGGTGTTAACGGGGGCATCGCATGGACATTGCCTAATGGTGCCATAACCACCGCCAAAATGCCTGATACCGAATATGGGGTGGTAATGTTATTGGTTGAAATTTCAAAGGCCGCCAATGGCCGTTGTAAGCTCTATTTGGAGGAACCCCCATTGTTTGCCGGACAAAACATACCGGGGTCCGCCATCGGCAAATTAATGTGGAACGCGGGTATTTGCTATGGTGCCGCCGTTGCCTTAGGTTGGACCATCCACCGCATCCGCCCCGCCATATGGATGAAAGCCCATGCGGTCGGAACCAAAAAATCAACCGGGTTGTCGGGATCAGCTTGGAAAAATCGGTTAAAAGCAAAGGCCGCCGAATTGCATGCCGATTTAAAAATTACATTATGGAACGCGGATGCCGTTTTAATTCTTGATGCCGCCCGCCGCGGTGCTATTAATTGAACCCTTGCAAATTTACTTATTATGAAAAAACAGATTCCAAACATTCCCGAATCGCGGGAAGTTAAAACTATTATTGGTACGCGTTATGTGTTGTTGCCCGATGGTCGGGTGGCTGGTTTATTAAAACCAATGTCCATTAACAATGTGATCCATTACAATTTAATTGTTGATGGTAACCCTGATTACATCCGGGCGAATCCTGAAAAGTTAATTGAAATGACAAACAAACATTATTCGGAATGTGATTGGGCAAAACCCAAAACCAAAAAATAATTTAACCAACCAAAATTATGCCACCCAAAGAAACAACCACCCAATCGGCACAAGCTGATTTAATCAACGCATTGGCCCAAATGCAAAATGTTGCCGCCAATAAAACCAATAGTCATTTCAAGGCAAAATATGTTTCCTTGGATAATTTGTTGGATGCCATCAAACCCATATTGCACAAAAACAATTTGGCATTGATTCAAACCCTCATTGCCGATGATGGCAAAATTGGTGTAGCTACATCGTTTGTTCATGCATCCGGGCAAAGCTTTGATTTCGGTAAATTAATGATTAAGGCCGATGGCATGACACCGCAAAATATTGCATCCGCGGTAACTTATCTTCGCCGGATTACATTAACCACCGCGGCGGGCGTTTCGGTGGACATGGATGACGATGGGCATTCAATCAGTAAACCAGCCATCGGTAAAACCCAACCATGGTACACCATCATTCCAAGTGATGAAGTGAAAAAGGCCATCGCGTATTGTGCGTTTAAAGGATGGATTGATTTAGCCACCGATCAGTCATTGGAACATGTCCCGGCGAACATTGTTAATGCCATTGTTCAAAACCCTCAAACATTCCTTGCCGCGGTACGGAACCACAAACAATGAAACATTGGGTACCCGCCGAAATTGCAAACATGGCCGTTGATGCCGTAGAGAAAAAATATCAATGGCAACCAATCGACACCGCACCGTACGACACAATGATATTTGTTTTATATCACCGCGGGCAAATCGGCACCATTGTGTTGGATAGCGGATATTATAAACCCCAAACCATCACCCATTGGTTACCAATTCCAACCCTACCAAAAAATGAAACCAATAAATGAAATCTCATTGGATGATTTAGTTAATAACATCCAAACGCATAACAAGCTCGTTGCCGCCGAAATCCGCATTAAACAATTAGAGGATGCCGGAAACAAATTGGCATTCCTTATGTTGAATGGCACAACCAAGGAAATGCGTGAAGCATATCTCTATTGGAGGGTTTTGGTAGAATTAAAAATTGATGAACCAACCAATGGCACGGACCAATAAGGCCAACAAGCTTGCATTAATCCCCAAGCGAAAACAAATGTGGGTTTTTTCCGATAAATGGGTGGAATTGCACAACCGCGTAACAACATTGGAACACCGCGTTGCCGAATTAGAAAACGAATTAAAAAGGAATTTAATTAAAAACGAATTGTACCCGAACAAATGAAACCACCCGATGCCGTCATGGTTCAATTCAACCGTATGCCCAAAAAATCATATTCCATGGTAATCATGGTAAAGGGTATGGTTGAAAACGCGGAATATTGTGTATGGGACCGTGATGGCCACCGGGAAGAATTATGGAAATCTCGCAAACGAATTTTGGATTCCGCTGATCACCGCGATGGCCAATGCCAATATTGGGTTAAGGAACAAACCGACATTTACCGAATTTATTTAACGGCACCAACCCCAACCCGAATCCCCGGACAATGAAAGAAAAAATCCCAAAATGCGTATTGGAAAAACGGGAGGAAATGAAAGGCCGCTTGGGTTTGATTCTGTTGTTGGATCACAAGGATGCATCCATTGAAATTGATTGCCGTTCCGAAAAACAATTTAACATCAATTATATTGATTGGAAAAAGATTGAATTGCCATCATTGCGGAAATCGATTTATAAATTGTATGTCGTTAACAACGATACAATTACCGAAAATTAAATGACCAACATTTCAAACATTTGCCGATTGGTACATGATATTTCGGAAAATTTAAAATTGTTGGATTTATATTGTGATGCGGAAATTGCCACGGGGGATGTTAAAATGTTCAATTCACAAATTGAAAACGCATTGTTAGAAGTTCATCGGGTGCATCCTGAGTTATTGGAACAATCAATGGATGTTCAGCATTTGCACGATCGGTTAAAAGCATTGACCGTTTCTATTCAAATTAAACGAAACAATATTGAAAGAGCCGATGAGCTTGCATCCGCCGCATTAATTAAATGCCGGGAAATACAACGGGCCATTGAACCACCATTACAAGCTGATGATGAGCTTTAAAAATACATTTTGTTGTCAACGGATAGATGCGTTACCGAAAGGCCGCCAAGGTTTCCCGCTGTCGTTGGTGGTTTCACCTTTTTGATTCCAAGTGACAACATCCATTTACCCATGA